ACGAATTAAAATCTACAACGAAGAAAATTTTAATTATGAAATAATAACTATAAAATTAAAAAAGGAATAAACCAATGGGAATAGAAGAAGACTTTTATGCTACAATAAAACTTAATTCAGGTGAAGAAATATTTGCTAAAGTAGCTGCATCTGAAGAAACAGATAGAACAATGTTAATAGTTCATCATCCTATTATGATTGGAGAAATAAAAGGAAAACATGGAATAGTTGGATATAAAGTAGAACCTTGGTTAAAAACAAGTAAAGAAGATATGTTTATTATTAATTTAAATAATGTTCTTACTTTATCTGAATCACAAGATATAGAAATGATAATGATGTATCAAAGATATCTTAGAGATTCTGAAGATGATAAAACCCCAGAAACTAAAATCTCTAAAAAAATGGGATATGTAGCAAATGTAAAAGATGCTAAAGTTATTTTAGAAAAGATATATAAGAATAATAAGAATAATAATACTAGTAAGTAATATATCCCTTGAACCTCCACAAAGGTTATTCTACTTGAATTTTTTAACTTGTCAACTCTATGTGGAAATGCTATAATAATACATAGTAGTGATAATGACTCATGGCAATAAGGACAGGAACTATGGCAAAAAGAAAACGCTCTGAGCACTATGTTAATAACAAAGAGTTTCTTGCTGCTTTGATAAGATATCGTGAAGATGTTGAGATTGCACAACTGCAAGATAAAACTAAACCTGTTATACCAAGGTACATAGGTGAGTGTTTTTTAAAGATTGCTAATCATTTATCCTTCAAACCAAACTTTGTTAATTACATGTTTAAGGAGGATATGATCTCTGATGGAATTGAAAATTGCGTTCAATACATTCATAATTTTAATCCAGAAAAATCCCGTAATCCTTTTGCTTACTTTACTCAAATTATTCATTATGCGTTTCTTCGTAGAATACAAAGAGAGAAACGTCAGTTAGAAATTAAAAATAAAATATTAGAAAAGTCTGGATACTCAGAAGTGTTTGATGATAATAACCAGATTGACGGATCCACTTATGCAGAGTATAATTCTATTAAAGATGCCGTACACTCTAAGTTACGTAATTGATGGAAGTAATTTCTGTTAAACATAAAGCAGATATTTTAATAGGTGAATATCAGTTTGTTGATAAGGTAAAGAGTGAGGTTTTGTCTTTATTAAACAAAGGTGTTGTTGCTATACCACAAAATAATAGTAATGTGAAAGCATCACTTCATACTGAGTGGAATTGGGAACCAGATAATATTACCTTTAGAAATTTAAAAGCTTATATAAGAGAAGAGATTGAGAAGCATTATAAACCAGGTGATATCTCAGGGGGACCTAGAGATCCGTTAAAAATTGGAAATTTTTGGGCAAATGTTTATGAGAAGGGTGACTATGCTCAATCTCATTGCCATAAACCTAATACTTATAGTTTTGCATATTTTGTAAAGTCAAAGTGGTATTATCCTCCTCTTGTTTTTAGTCATAGTGGGAAAAGGATTAGACCTAAAGAAGGAACCTTTGTTGCCTTTCCTTCATATCTAATGCATCATGTTCCTAAACATAGGTATAATGATACTCGTATAACTCTATCAGGTAATTTTACAATAGACAGCATATGAAGATAGCAATAATTACCGATCAGCACTTTGGTGCTCGTAAAAATTCTAAATTATTCCATGACTATTTCTTAAAGTTCTACGAAGATATTTTCTTTCCCACTATAGAGAAAGAAGGAATCACCACTATTGTTGACATGGGAGATACCTTTGACAGTCGCAAGGGAATCGATTTTGCTGCATTGTCATGGGCAAAGAAAAATTATTTTGATAGATTGAAGGAGATGGGCATAACTGTCCATACTATTGTTGGAAATCATACAGCATATTATAAGAATACAAATGATATAAATGCAATAGATCTTTTATTGAAAGAGTATGATAATATAAAAATTTACTCAGAAACTAAACCTATAACTTTAGGTAACTTAAGTGTTCTTCTTGTTC